CTAGGCGCAATTACGGCGAGAACTCGTCCTCACAATAGTCCTCTCCGCCGCGGGCATAGCCGTCGACGTTGTGGTTGGAACTCGGGACGGGCCGCGGAAAACCGCGATAGTCGGCAATGGTGTTCAAAGCCTCAAGAGCCTCCGGAGTGAACCGGCACTCAATGAGCAAACCACCAGCGGACTCTGCGAATTTCTGGGCATCAGTGATGCCAGCCAGCCGCGTCACACAGCGCTTCCAGGACGTCAACTTGAACTCAGCGAGGTTCCACGTGGAGAAGTCGCGCGAGCAGATGTTCACGACGTCGCCCCGGCCCCTGTAGTCAAGCCCAGTCACGATCTCGCGCTCGTCAAGAGCGCTAACGTAACCAGGGTACTTCAGAGGAGGGGCCAGCAGCTGGCCACGTGCGTCCTTCTCAGGCTTGCCAGGCTCGAAACCGGAAAGGAATCGAAGATTCCGGGCACCACAGAAGGCAAGACACTCTTCCAACTGATCGTCAGTGTACACACTGCGCACACTATCATCCCCATAGGAAACCACCTCGCACCCCATGTCAGCAAGACGGGCATCGGCATTACGCGCGAAACCATCTATCTCTGACGTAGAGAAGGCACCGGTCTGACAAACGCCCGTTTCGTTACCAGCATAGAGCTGGTCCTCAACGAGGTAAACAGAACGGGCCTCCGCAATGGAGGCGACATAGCTTCCCAACGCGATCCGACGGCAATAAGGCTCGTCCGACATGAGGTAACGCTGCGCGCGAACTGCGGCTGCAGCCATCACATCAGACGCGCCAAGGCACCAGTCCATGCCACTGACATCGGAAGTGCGCAAAAGTGCGCCCCCGTCAGTCAATTCAGCAAGGACCTCGTGCATGCGGTCGATACCGGTGTCGTTCGTCGCCAGACCCACAAATGACCCATATGCGACGACACTCTCAAGCGTCCCTTCCTGATAGTTCTTGATGAGCCCAGCGTTGAAGCCGTGCTCAAAGAACATGTGGACGAGATGGTCAATCGTGTCCTGCACTAAAATGGATCGCCAACGTGGGTTGGCGAAAGGTTCCCCATCGGGTCCAATAACCTTCCTTTCAGCATGGAGCTCGCCCTTGATCTCAGGGATGACAACACCCCGGAAACCAAACCGCACGAGATCGAGGGGGCCCAACGAGGCCGCAAACCCCGGATGCAACAAGAAGCGCGTGATCCGACGGACCGCGGCTTCAATCACATCATCGGCGTGTGCAGCCATGATGTCGGACTTAAGCGTGCACCCGAGCAACGCCCCAGACCAACCCGACGACATGTTGAGTTTCATGTTCTGCGCATGGCG